ATATAATATAAATCATCTTTATAATAATCTTTATAGATTTTATCCATTTTATCAAAATTAATTATCCAATCATTATTTAAATTTGATTCAATATTCATAATACTCATAAAAAACTAATATAATATACATTATAATATTTAACTAATTCATATTTAATTTTAATTTTAATTTTAATTTTCTATATCATTTAATTCATCCAATTTATCAAAATAGGTATAATCATAATTCTCAAATTTAAACATTTTCTCCCATTCATCTTCACCCCAATTTTCTATATATTGATTAGTATAATTTTTATATAAATTGTCTAAACTTTGAAATATTTTAAAAAATAAATAATAATCTTCTTCTTTTGGTAAATCATCTTTTGGTAAATCTTCTTCTTTTATTTCTTCTTTTGGTAAATCTTCTTCTTTTATTTCTTCTTTTGGTAAATCATTACTATAAATAATATTTATTATATTCGTATTTGGAGTTGTATTAATTAATATCCATCCTGGTTTTACTATATCTTCTATTTCATTAAGTATTGGTTGAGTTTTTAATTTATCCATAAAACTTAAATTATCATTTGAATTTACTTGATTATTTTTTATTAATATAATATTTTCTAATTCTGGAAAATTATTTAATGATAATAAATTTTTTTTATCTTGTTCTTGTTGTTTTAATTGATTATCTTTATTTTTTAGATCATTATATAAATTATTTTTATTTGAAGTAAATGAAGTAAAATTTCTTGAATTATTACTATAATATTCATTTTTATATTCATTTTTGCTGGATTTTACTTTTTTTGGAATATTTTCATTTAATATAGCAAAACGAGACATATAAAGATTTATTATATTTATTCTATTTATATTTTTAAATATATTGTATTTATATTTAAAAAAAATAATATTACACTTTTTCTCATTTCAAACACCCATTTTATAGATATAATTATAATGAAAAATAAAATATATTTCATTTTGTAAATTGTAATAAGGTATTTGTTTGTTTTTATTATAATGTAAATCATACTGATTTATAAATGTTGAAACTTGTAATAATCCTTTATAAACAGCTAAAAATCCATTATCGTATAAATTATGACAATATCTACACATAAATTCTACAATATTTTTATCATTTTTTTCATTATTATTTAATATACATCTTGGTTTTAGATGTGCTGTTTCTAATAAACATAATGGTAGTTTTTTTTCACAAATTATACACATTTGCGTTTTATTAGTAATTAAATAATTTCTCAATTGTTTTTGTTCTTGTCTAATCTCTCTTAATTCATATTTTATATTATTTTTACTATATTTTTTATAAAATTTAATAATAATTTTTGAATAATAATACTTAAGGTCATTTAATATTACATTACCTTCGTTTGATAATTTATAATTTTTGTTATTAAAAAAAATAAGATTATTTTTAATTAATTTAGTCAATTCAGATTTTATATCATTTATTTCAACTAAATTATCATACCGACACTTTATATAATTATATATATCTATTAGTGTATTGTTATCGTGTAAAATAAAAGAATTAATTATATAATCTTTCATATTATATAATATTTGTAAATTACTTTTAAGTCAAATAAATTATAATGAAACCATAATATTATAACCTCGTTTACCAGGTTTATTATTTACATCAACACCTTTGCTTTTTTCTTCTTTGTAATTTATTTTTTCAAACTCCTCTTTAAATTTTTTCTGCGTTTTCAAACATTTTTTACCATTTATTTTGCACCATGTTTCATATATTTTGAATATATTTTTTAATCCAAATCTTAAGTTTGTTTTTTCCGTTTTTTTACAACACGAATTTGCAAATAGCAATATATCACTATTAATTAATGGTTCTGTTGAAATGTTTGTTTGTATAACATTTTTAATAGGTAGAGGATCTACTATATCTAACGAAATAATTTCTGGTTTATCTTTATCATACAAATATAACCAACCATCAGGAGTTTTCCAATAATATTTTTGTGGTAATTTATTGTCGTCTTCAATAAAATCATCTCCGTCTTCATTTGTATATCCGTGAGTATTATTTTGTTGTTTGTATTCTTCTTTAAGAATTGAATATTTAACTTTATCACCATCAACAATATACGGAGTTTTTTTTATATAATTGTTTGTTTGTTTTGGTAAAATTTTGTTATTTTTTGTGATAGTGATATGTATATTGTCATAACTATCATAAACCAAAATATTATATGTATTTGGTTTACGTTTTGTAATATAATAATTATAAGCCTCATTATGTTCAATTGAATTCTGTATACCATTATATCTATCACTGTTCGCACTTCCTGATTGAATTTGAACTACTCTATCTAACTTAAAATATTGTAGTGAAGGAAATTTATTCAATACAAATTCATTTAATTTTTTTCTATCAAAATCTACAATACTATTTTTAACAATGCACAGAGGAACATCGCTTTCATAATCACCATATTTATCAATAAATTCATAAATATTCATTTCTTGGATTTCATTAATACATACATAATCAACTAATTTAGTTTCTTTACACCATTCATTTATTTCAGTATCATTCATATCATCAATAACAATTAATTTATAACCATTATTTTTGCTGTCATAATGTTTAATTGGTTTTAAATTTTTTCGTTTCTTTGAGACATCAATATACTTCATATATTTACCAAACTTAAAATCTCCATTATCTATTATACTTTCTAATAAATCTTTAATTTCTTCCCAACTCTCACAACCCATAATAAATTTTTCAATTTCTTTTATAAATTTTACATAAAAATTCTGTATCATATCTTGTAATTCAGGAGTCGTCCATAAAGTAAGTTTCATACTCCCATTTTTAAGTTCTAAGTCGTTATATTTCCCTTGTAATCTTAATCGTTGTGAAATGTCAGTGCAGTTTAATGATGCGTGAGACACAAAATACTGGTCTGTTAAATGTAATGAATAATTATCATAATCGTCACTTGTAAAAGAATATCCCCTTTCTCCATATTTACCTGTTATTGTTATAATTGTTTTACATAAAATTTGTGTATCGCTTTTTTCAAATAAAATTCTTAATAATTTATAAACAAATTTTATATTTAATATTTTTGTATTTATATTGAAATAGCAATAATTATTAGATAGTTTTTCAGATTTTTCAGTATCTATAGATGAGCCGTATATTCCTCCTGATTGCCATAATCTTTGACTTGTGGATGATTGTTTTGAGTCCCATTTAGACCAATATTTTATTTCTTTTTCATATTTTTTTGAAAAATATAATCTTAAACAATTTCCATGATATATTACGATAAACAAATTAGGGAAATCTTTGACTATTTTATCTACTAAACAAAATTGATTAGCTCTTATTTTTTCTTCACTAATCAATAACGAATTATATTTAATTGTAGGTCTTTTAAGTAATTCTTCTATTATTTTTTTTATATTAATATTATAATCTTCAACAATATCATAACAAGTTTTTTTTTTATGATTTTCTGTATCTTGATAATCCCACCAAGATTCAACAAGTGTTGTGTTAAAATTTATAGAACTATTAAATAATCCAAAATAATCATTTGACCTTTTCATTTTATGAACTTTTGATATTTTAATTTGTATATCAGTATTGTCGCTTAATCTGGTTGTTATATTATATAACAATGAATGTGCTGTGCCTGTAATATGTAGCGCATATTTTACTTTTTTATATATTTTGGCAATCAATATTTCACACGCGGTAGAATCTTTTTTATCATTATCATTAGTTCTATCATTTGAAGATGTAGGACTCATTAAATCACTTTCATCGACTAATGTGGTTATATTAACAAGTTCATCATTGTAATAAATATACTCACTAAATTTCGTATTTAGTTTTGCTAACTGAGTATGGTTCATTAAACAACAAAATATGTCATTTGAATTGATTGCTTCTTTATTACTTAATTTACTAATAATATCATTACTATTTATATCTTTTAGTTCTGGAAGTTTATAATCTTTCCAATATTCAACATTATTTTCCTGAAAATATTCTTGGAGTTCATTATTAAATTCTTCAAATAAATTTCTAATAAATTGAATATTAAAATTGTAATTTTCTGTTCCAATTATATCATCTTGTAATTGTTTTTGGTCTATTGTCAAATTTCTAAAAATGTATAAAACTGGTCTTTTTAATATATAAACCGAAATCCACATAATTATACACGCTTGAACTCTTTTTCCAAGTTGTATATCTCCCCATAATAATTCTACTATTGATTTTTCATTATCTTCTAAATTAAGTGCATTTAATAAATCTTCTTCAAATGAAGGTAAATTAATGTTTTTTGGGATATGTTTTAATTTTAGTGGATTATTTCCCCAATTATGTCTCTCTAAACTTTCTCCATTTATATATTTACAATTATTTAACATTTTATTTATTATTTTTTCAAGTGGTTTTTTAAATATTTCATTTCTTTTTTTGAAAAACTTATTTATTTTATCTTGTAGATATGTCATTTGTATAATTTATATATTATAAAGGCAATTCTTTAAATCAAATTTTTATTTTATATAAAATATGCCTTGAAAATATATGCC